CGGGTCTCCTCAAAGTTTGTTTTGCCCTTTGTTTTATGTAATGATAAGATAGTTCGACTAAAATTTTCTCTGCCCAATTTGTCAATGTCTTCTTTAAGTTCCGGACAAGACCCATAATAGTTTTTCCAATCAGATTCAGATTTTACTTTTCTTTTTTTACCCTTTGGAGTACGGAACTGCCAAAGATATTTTCTTCCAATATATTTTTTGCCATTAAGATTATTCTGGATAAGATAAACAAAACCAAAATTATCTTGAATATTAGAGGAAGTAAAAGGCACTCCATTATAAATCCAAGGATTTTCATAGTCAATATCTGTACTCATCTATTATGTCAAGAACTTCATTCAGATATTTATGGGCGAGTCCTTTCATATCCATTTCAGGTCTAATATGATCTTTATGAAGTTTATCTTTTAGTTTTAAAACCCGAACTTTCAATTCGTCCTTATTCAGTTGATTTTTAGGCATAAAAAAGAGGAGGCGTAACCTCCTCTATCTATGTGCGATTAGTCATTTGCACCTAACCATTCTTTACAATAGTCATAGTCACCAAACATAAACTCATCGCACTCTGCTGCTTCCCTATATGCTTTCAGGATTTCCTGTTCGCACCATTCATCATAGTTTGAATCCTGAGAAAGTATTTTTGGTAACATCCTGTTTAATGCCTCCTACAACATAACTTTCGACTTCCGTTTCTTGTGGAGCAACCTGAAGACCTTTAGAAGAGATCCAGTGCTGAGTCCAAGGAAGTGGATTATTGTTTGCTGAAATATCATATTGGGGTTTTAGTCCAATTGCTTTAAGTCTTCTATTTGCCACCCATTCAACGTATTGCTGAAGAAGTTTATCATTCAGTCCAATCATGCTGCCATCTTTGAACAGATAATCTGCCCATTTCTTTTCTTCATTTACAGCACGATCAAACATTTTATAAGTCCACTCTTCTTCTTCCTTCATAATCTTTTGCATTTCAGGATCATCACCTTCTCTCCACTTATTCAGAATGTTCTGAGTAAGTGCTAGGTGTTGGTTTTCGTCTCTGGCAATGAGAGAGATGATCTTAGCGGATCCTTCCATAAGCTTAAGTTCACCAAAGGCGAAACTACAAGCAAAACTAACGTAGAAGCGAATACCTTCAAGAATATTAACGTTTGCGACTGCTCTGTACAGTTTTCTTTTAACGTCATTTACTGTTTCCTTAGCGTATGAAACTCCTTCAAGATTATGCATCCAAGCATCGGATACACCATACTGTTGTGCAGATTGAATGAAGTCATCATATGACTCTGTAACGCTCTTGGCACGTTCCAGAATGCGTTCATCACCAATGATTGTATCAAAGACCTCAGAAGGATCGGAATAAATGTTTTTGATAATATATGTGTATGAGCGACTATGGATCATCTCCATAAATCCCCATACTTCCATACATGCTTCCAATTCAGGAAGTGAGCAATATGGAATAAATGCCATACCAGGACCACGACCCTGAACAGAGTCAAGCATGATCTGATACTTTAGATTAGAAGTATAGATATGCTTTTGTTCTGGACGAAGTGTTTGATAATCCCCACGATCCTTCTGGAGGGAGACCTCTTCGGGTCTCCAGAAGTATCCAAGTTGCTGAGTAGTTAGTTTATCAAAAATTGGGTACTTGTATGAATCGTATCTCTGAACTCCAAGAGGTTTTCCAAAAAACATAGGTTGCTTTTTGGTATCTACTTTTTCGGTGTTAAAAACTGTCATTCCCTTAATATTTGTAGATTCTTCTGTTGAAGAAATTTTAAACTGCACAGGATTCACACTCTCCCTCCTCTACTGAACTTAACTCACTTAGCAAATCTTGAAGGTTTGGTTTCTCTTCTACTACCTCATCAGTCTTAATATCATAAGTGTTTTGATAATAAGAAGTTTTCCATCCCATCTTGTATGTAGTCAAAAAGTCATTTGCCATCACTGACACGGGAACTTCATTATCGGGATAATTTTCTGGATTATAAGACCAGTTCCCAGAAATCGCTTGGTCAAAGAATTTTTGCATCACAGCAACAATGTTAATATAACCACGATTGCTAGGCATATCCCAAAGAAGCGTATAATTGTTCTTAAGGGCATGATACTGCGGAACAATCTGTTTGAGCGGTCCCTTTTTACTCTTCTTAACGGACAAGAATCCACGAGGAGGTTCGATTCCATTGGTTGCATTTGACACAACGGAACTGCTCTCCGATGGCATCTGTGCGGACAATGTTGAGTGCCTGAGACCGTGTTCCAGGATAGATGCCCTAAGATTTTCCCAATCATGTTGCAGTTGGTTAGTAGTAATTTCGTCTACGTCTTTTTTATAAGTATCAACTGGAAGAATGCCATCAGAATATTTTGTGCGACCAAAGTATTTACAATAACCCTTTTCCTTAGCAAGTTGATTGGATGCTTTCAGAAGATAATATTGGAATGACTCAGAAAGTCCATGAACTGCATCCCAAGCTTCCTGAGAATCATAATTAAACCCAAGTTTTGCCAAATAGTGTGCTAGACCAATAAATCCTATGCCAAGGGAGCGACGTGCCTTAGTGGCGATTTCTGCTGCCTCTACTGGGTATTTTTGATAATCAATCAACTCATCAAGACCACGAACAGAAAGTTCGCAGAGTTCTTCAAGTTCTTCATCAGACTTTACTTTACCAACATTAATTGCCGAAAGAATACACAATGCAATCTCACCACTTGTATCATCGATATGTTGAATAGGATATGTTGGAAGTGTGATTTCCTGACAAAGATTGCTCATCTCAACTTTATCCTTAAAGGAAGAGTGAGAATTGCAGTGATCAATATTCATAATGTAGATGCGACCCGTTTCCGCACGTTCCTTAAGAAGACTAAGGATGAGTTCTTGCGCTTTAACAGTTTTTTTCTTAATGGACGGATCTTTTTCATATTGTACGTAGAGAGCGTCAAACTCAGGGAGTCCAAAACTATCATAAAGTCCAGGTACATCATGAGGGGAGAAAAGCGTGATCTCACCATCCTGAATGAACCTCTCATAGAAGAGTTTGCTGATTTGAATGCTGTAATCAAGTTTACGAACACGATTATCCTCCGTACCCTTATTGTTTTTAAGAACAAGAATGTCTTCTATTTCTTGGTGCCAGATTGGGAAGTGGACTGTCGCAGATCCACCTCGTATGCCATTTTGCGTGCAACATCTGACAGTTGCTTCAAACTTCTTGAGAAATGGTACAACACCCGTGTGTTGAACTTCTCCCCCTCTGATTTTACTGTTGATGCCACGGATTCGACCCGCGTTGATACCGATACCCGCCCTTTGTGCAACGTATCTACCAATAGCCATATCACTGCTAAAGATAGAATCGAGGGTGTCATCAACATCAACAAGAACACAACTAGCAAATTGTCTGAGTGGTGTCCTAACTCCTGCCATGATGGGAGTTGGAATGTTGATTTTGTGCTTGCTGATTGCGTCATAATACCTCTTTACATAGGAGAGACGTGTTTCTTTTGGATACTCTGCAAAGATGGTCAGAGCAATCATCATGTACATAAACTGTGGTGTTTCATATACACCACCACCACTTCTATCTTGCACAAGGTACTTATCAACTACTTGTCGTAGACCTGCATAGGTAAAGAGATAGTCGCGATCATGATCAATAAAATTATCAGCACGTACAATCTCTTCTTGAGAGTACTTGTTAAAGATATCATTATCATATACTTCATGATTAACACACTGATAAATGTGTTGTTCTAGGGTGGGAAGTTCTTTCATTTTCCCATAAAGTTGCTTGCGAACTGCAAAGAGAAGCAAGCGAGCAGCAACATACTGATAATTTGGATGGTCCAAATCAATCAGATCGCTGGCAGAACGAATCAAAATTTCTTGAATCTCTTCTGTCGTAATTCCATCATAAAATTGAATACCAGAAGTCATTTCAACTTGACTCGCAGAGACGCCTGCAAGACCCTTACATGCCTCTTCGACCATTAAATG